TGCGTCGTCGCCACTTCTGCAACGTGGTCTTCAGACGCAAAGTGCTGGCAGGCGTGAAGTGCTTCGTGCAGTTCCGTATCCAGCCGGTCGATACCCTTGAGCGTCTTGCAAATGCTCACAGTTTTGTTGTCATAGTCGCACAGGCCGCACAACTTGCGCCTGCGCAAACTGCGATAGACCCACTGCCACTGAGTGCCAGCAATGCGAAACAAATAGCTAGGATGTTTCCTTGACACGCTGCGCCTCCTTGCGAGCGTTTGCGATGGCACGACGCACCAGCATCTTGGCTGGCATCGTCATAAACGGCAGGCCGCGTTTGGTGGCTTCTTCCTTGAGCCACTCCACGATGGTTTCAATGTTCTCTGCGCACCACTCAGCACCGCGAGCATCCATCGTCAGTGCTTTTGCGTTGCAAGAGCAGTTTGATGACGCCGTGATCCCAATCACTCTCAACAACTTCTTCAACTCAGTGCCAGCACCGCCAGTGCTGTCGTGCCGCTTCACCTTCCGCTCAACCCCGCAGACTGCCCGCACCTTGCCGCTGAACGTCGCACCGCAGACTTCGCAGCGATGATTTCCATCGTCCTCAATCAGCTTGCAATAACTCATGGAACTGGCTTCACGTTGACGGTCCCAGCTGTGCCTGCCGGCAAATCCCACGAACCAGTGAAGTTGCTGCACTGGCACAACTCGTTGACGCCATTAACCGGACAACGGGACGCAACCTTAGTCGGCGTAATCGCGTTCTTTTCTCGCGTGATTGTGATGTTGATAGGTCCGCTCACGCCGATATAGAGAATCACATGCCGGTCGCAGATGCTCGCTTCGGCATCCACATCGACGTTGACTTCCCACTCTGTTTCGTACGGGTCGGTCCAGTTGAACGTAATCGTCGGGAACGCTTCACGCACCGTCGAAAGACAGACGCTTGAGAAAACCCACGTTCCATTGACTTCGGCCTCTACCGCTGTCTTTAGGCTCGCGTAGTCTTCGCCTTCGTCGGTTATCTCAAACAGGTCAAGCGAATAGAACTCGATTTGCAAAGCACTGAAGTCAGTACCGGCGACGCAATCGTATGGCGGGTCTTCCGGTGTCTCGTAGCCGTTTTCGCATTCGGTCACCGAAGGTGGCGACGCCCCGATGCAGGTGCTTTCGCTGTTTCCCTCACTGATGCAGCAATCCAGTTGTGTTCCAGTGCATGAGCCAACCGTGACGGGGTTGCCGTCCGCATCGTTGCATGGGCTTGAGATAACGCAGCAAGGGCCAGGCGGCGGCGGTGGCGGGTCGCACTGGCATTTCAGCGTATACCGCCATGCCGTGCCGCCTGAGCCAACTACAGTGACTTCCACGGATGTTTCGCCAGCGGCTTTGGTGAAGCAGTATTTGCCTGTTCCAGAAACAGCACCACCAGTTGAGTAGACCGTTGACCCACCAACCTTGACCGTAAAATCATCGGGGATTGAATAAGCTTGGTACTCAAACTGGAGTTGCAACTCTTCGCTTGGAAACGTGTAGGAAGTGACTGTCGTGCCTGCTCCACCAGAAGCGGCTTCAATCTGACGGCACGGCGGCTCGCCGCAGCAGGCTTCGCACGGCAAGAACATCACTCACACTCCGCAGCAATCAGATACCAGGCTGTCCCTTCGCGTGCGATGGCAACTGCTCTACCAGTGCTTCCAGTCGCAAGGTCGGCAAAAAGGTTTGTAGCTGACGCGGTGTTTGGCGTCGTCGTCACGTTGATGAAGGTGACGGTCTTCGATGCGTGCTTCGCCCACGCGGATGAATCGTGCGTGCCGACACGAAATATGACTGGCGCAGCACCACCCGAACCACCGCCGCTTCTATTGAATACAAGCGGCGTTCCTTGCCTGTCGCCTTGCTCGACGGTCCTGACGACGTTGGCAATACGTTGAGCATCGCGGCGATTGAACGCAACACGCTGGCCGCCGCTCTTGCCGTCGGGTTTGTTGGACGTTCCCACGCTGGTCAGTCCTCATAGATTGTCAGCACGAGCCGCGAGCCTTCTACGGCAGACTTGGCAGCGTAGTCGCCAGGTGCAAGACGAAGCACGGCGGCTTCGCCTGCCTTAAGCCTGACGGTTTCGTAGAGCGTCCCTGCATTCAGCCTGCCGAATGACACGGTATGCGTCGTCTCCGTCGCCAGCGAACGAGCGAAGCACAACCCAACGGCACCAAGGTTTGCGGTGCTGACTGCTGAAGTTGCCGTGCCTAGCTCAAGCGTTACGGCCACAACGCCAGCCGTTGCCATCGAAGCGGTGACGCCGCTGGCCGCGAATGATTGCGAAAGCGAGCCTTTTGATATCTGGCCGTTTATTGTGTATTGAGCGTCTGGCATGGGTCAGCCTCAGAATGGTGGAACGCCGAAGTAGGTGTTGAAATTGACAACAGGATTTAAACGTCTAGTCAGGATGTCAGGCGTGCCAGGGCCGCCAGGATATTTGAGAGTGCCGTCTGCGTTGAGCGGCTGCGGTGACGATGCGGCAATTTGGTTGCTTTCGTCATCGTAGACGTAGCACAACTTTTTCGCACTGCCATCGATGTAGTGCCAGCCGACATGCGGCAGGAGCATACGCCAGCCGCTTTGCCGATAGACAAGCTCGACGCTGACTTGCCAATAGTTTATCTCGATGCCGTTGACCACTTCCGTCGCCTGCTGCGCCGATATCCCAGCACACTTCCAAGTGTAGGCCGGGCCGCCAAGATACGCAGACTCATTGAGTGCGTTGGTGACTGCCGCCGCAGTGGCAAGCGGGAACGCGGCACGGTTGCCGGAGATGCTTGCACGCACTTCTGCTTCATCAAGCATCAAGCCTTCGAAGAAGTCGCCAGCCGCGTTGACAAGCGGCTGGATGTCACTGTTGCCAGTGCCGTTGTAATGCACCAACGCAGGCACCTGCGCACCGCCTGTGCTAAATGACCAAACGTCAGGCCGAGCAAGTGGGCTTGGCTCAAACTCTGGATTGCCGCCAAGTTCCGGCACAGCGTAGTTGTAGGAAACTGTCGCGTGCCACGGGTCAGGCGAGTTCTCGCTAATGCTACCTTCGACGCATCGAAGATACGAATACTCAGGATGGTACGCACCGTGGAAAATGCCGATGGCGTTCAGTATCTCTTGATGCGTCGTCGCCGGGTCATCGAGCGTGACGGCGTACTGTATTTGGCTCGTCGGTGCTTCGCCAAAGCGATGCTGGAACGTGCGGCCAACAAGTTCACGATAGGAAACAACAGCCATCACGCAGCTCCTGCAATCTCGACTGGCAATGCCTTCAACGCACGAAGGTCTTCACGCATTCGCTGCAATTCCTGCAACTGCTTGCGGGCTTCCGTCACGGCAGGGTCTTCTCGTCCCGTTGCAAGTGCGATGAACTGGTCGATGCCGCCTGAGCGAATATCTGCCGCCTGCAAGGCTTTTTGATTTACGGCAGAAAGTTTGTCGATTCGTTCAGCTTCATACGAAAGGGATGCTATGAGAAGATCATCTTGTTTTTTCAATAGAGCATCGTTGTACTTCTTTTGATCCTGCTCGGCTTGCTTGGCCGCAGCTTGTTCTTGTCTCTTCCTGTCTGCTTCCTGCGCTCGCTGTTGCCGCTCGTTTTCTCGCTGCTGCCTTTCTTGTTCGCGTGCCGCGCGTGCTTCTGGCGACTTACTATCCTCCCACGCTTGCCTGCCGCGTCCAACAGCAGACCCAAACATCCCAGGTTCTGCTGCATCCGGTGGCGCAGCGGAATCCTGTGAAATCCGTTGCCTATCCTGCTCGGCTTGCTGCCGCATTATTTGGGCGTAGTTATTGAGAAACTCAGCACCTGAGCTGGAAAAGTTTGCGACAAACTGCGCAAAGACTTCCGCTGCGGATGCAATGAAGTCATTTAGTGCGGAACGCAAGAAATAGAATGAGTCGCTAAGTCCAACAGCTACATCGGAAAAAAACTGCATTGTGCTCTGGAAAGCGGAAAAGGTGCTTTCGACGCTCATGCCCCAGTCATTTAGGTTAGCCACTGCATAATCAAGAAGGTCAGCAAGATACTCAGCACCATCAAAGAGTGCTGCCGTGATTGAGTCAGCGAGTGCAGTACCGCCGGTGCCTTCACCAAGTCCTTGGTATCCTTCAACAAATTGCAAAAACTCCTCTGCGATGGCAGTCACTGCCGGTGCCAAGTTGCCGACAACCTGGCCGATGATTCCTTGGAACGTCGCTTCCACCAAAGAAAGCGCGCCATTCATTTCCTGTATTGCAGAAACTTGGTCTTCTGAAAGCACAATACCAAGCCGCTCGGCTCGTTCAGCAAGTGCTTGAAACTCTTCGCCGCCATTCCGAAGCAACGGCAGCAAAGCAGTCAAGTCGCCAGAGATTGCTTCAAGGTAGAAAACCATTTCCGCTTGAGACAATCCGGCACGCTCTAGGCTGTCAACGTAAAGCTGTAATGCTTCCGGCCCAGATAGGTTGCGGAACTGTTCAGCAGTAACGCCAACAAGTGGAGCGATGTTCTCAAAGAAGTCGGCCATCGGGCCGCCGCCAGTTTGCAAGAAATCACCAACCCGGTCGTTCATGTCTTTGAAGATGTCGGCAAGTTTGTCTTGCTCAATGCCGACTGTCCTGGCAGCAACTGCCAAGGCTTGGAATCTTTCAACAGACGTATTCGACACGGCGGCAAGCCGCGTCAACTCGCCAACTGTTTCGCGCACCTTGTCGATGAATGAATTGATCGAAGACACGGCACTGGTGAACATCTTGCCGAGCTCGATAGCAACAAGGCCACGCATCGCTGACGTAGCACTGCGGGTCGACTTGGAGATATCGCTAAGAAGCTTTTCGGTCTTCGTCATGCCGCGAGAAAGCCCTGCCGTGTCGGCAGTGAACTTCACGGCAAGTCCTGGCCCTGCTGCCATCATTCACCCCTAAGTTGCCGCCGCAGTTCTTCCAATGCCGCTTGGTCTTGCAGATAGTGCTGCGGCGGCTTCTCGATTGGCACGAAGTCCGAAGCCTTTGGTGCATGACCCCTTTTGGCATACGGTGCAACAGTTGCGGCGGCAATGATTCCCGTCTGATGCCACGGGTCTGGTAGCGGCATGTAGAAGCGATGTACCGCCATCCATTCGCTCAATTCTTGGCTGTCCATCCTTGAGCATAGTTCTGCCACCGTCATGCCAAGAGTTGCGGCCAGCCTGAAAAGGAAAAGCCTGGCAGGCCGCAGGTTTAGTTTTTTGCGAGTTCCTCAACGTCATCATCGGAAAGCGCATTGTGTTTCATTGCCGCTTCCCAGACACGAATCGTGATGCGAGCCGACTTCTTCGCCAGCAGTTCGATTTCGTTTGCCTTGAAAAGCAACTCGCCTTTTTCGTCGCACAGCACACGCTGCAAAAACTTAGAGCGGAAATTCTCCACGCCTTTGCTCTTGTTGACCATCCAATCGTTTTCGTAGCTGTCACGCTCGCCAACCGTCATCACCCGCACGAAAACGCTGCCACCCCACTCAGGCACCTGCACTTCCAGCAGTCCCATGTCGTCAGCAGCAAGAATCTGTTCCTTCGTCAGTGCCATGTCAGGAGTCCGAAATCTTTAGGGTCACGGCAAACCGCGTCACGCCATTGCGTTCGAATGTTACGTTCACCGTCTCCCAAACAGCATACGTTGACAGTCCAGCCCCACCACCAGAAATGACGAACGCGGCTCGCTGGCCGAAGTTGGAAATGTTCGTGTTGGCAGTTCCAAGGCAGGCAACCGTTACGCTGCCTTGCTCTGAAGTCCAAGCGGTGCTGCGTCCTTGCCTGCCGCCGCCATAACTCCACGACAACTCCTGCACCTCTTCAAAAAAGGTGCCGTTCCAACTTACGGAAACGTCAGTTGAATAGGTTGCCACGAATCACCTCACGCGGTGACTCGCACCGTAGCATTTCCACGCACAACGTCATTCATCGCAAGCGTCACGCTAGAGCTGACAATCGTTGCCGTCGCTCCAGTGATGAACGAGCCGACTGTAAATGAGCCACTTGAACCACCAGCAAGCTGACTGGTTCCGATGTAGTCGAAGGAAACTTCGCGGCCAGTCTCGCCAGTCGCGGAACCCTTGAGCGGCCTTGCTTGCGTCAACATCGTCTCGCCGGTTGTCTGGCCGAGATGGCTGATGTCGATTCGGTCGGTTTCGCCAGAAACGTCCGAGTAGTTGATTGTCACGTTAGTGACGGTGTAGGTGCTTCCAGCAAAAACCACAAAGGTCTTTACTGGCCCATCATGCGGCGTGGTTGCCATCTGCTAAGTCTCCTGCCACCAGATATCGTAGGTTTGCGTCACTGCATAAACGCCAGGAAGCTCAGAGCCGTCGAGCGTGATGACTTCATCGCTTTCGCTTTCCAGGCTCGTCTGCTTCACCGTTGTATTGTCGAAACTGCCGCCGAACCCATCCAGAACACGGCGCACTTCGTCAGCTATTTGGCGAGATTCCAGCCGCGTTGTCGCGTAGATTGTGAATTCAACCGACACTCGCGGAACCCCCATTGGAAACGCAAGCGTCTGTTCCCGGCTGATATCTGCTCGCCTGTAGTTGATGAATGGCAGGCTGTCTTCAGAGCCAGCCAAATCGTAGAGCACTCGGTGGCCGATGTGCTGCGTCACGGCGGCATCGCTTATCAGCGCATTCCGAAGCACGCTTTCTGGAGTCTTTAGCATGGTTATTTGTTCTTTGGCGGGAACTTGATTTCTAGGAAGCGTGCGGCACGCTCAACAATGTCACCCATTTCCTGCTGGAGTATTGAGCGAATCACGCTGGTATTCTGCTCATAGGTTTTACGCAGAACATCGTTTGGATAAATGCGTCCCAGGTTCACCTTTTCGCCTTTGGCGGCTTTTTTGAAAAATGCCTTTGGCGATGCTGGCGTGGTGCGAACCCGTGCAGAGCCGCCGAACTTTCCACGCTTGGCTTTCTTCTTGATGGTGAATGGTCCGCGACTGTTGAAACTTGATGCGATTCCCGCTTTCTTTGTGCGGCGATTCTTGGTTCCGAAAATCAGCAGGCCAGCGTGGTATGCGCGGTCTTTGCCTTTTTGGACGGTGCCGCCTGTTGGAGTTTTCTTTCCTGTGCCTGCCTTGGTGTAGCCGACAATCCCAACGGCGTTTCCGGTCTTTGGGTATCGCCGCACAACGCTGGCAATAGACCGGCGAAGGTTGCCACTGACGTTCTTGAATGCCGACTTCGTGTTCTGCTTTAAGGCACGAGCAACTGGCTTGGTCGCCTTATTGATTGCCGCACCAAGAAACTTGGCTCGGATGTTAGGTGCAAACTTCGCAGCCAGTTCGCGCTTGATAGCGGCAAGCTCAGGGAAATCGACTTTTGTTCCTTGAGCGTAGCGTGCCATCACTCAGCCTCTTCGCAGACGGCCACATGCTCAGAGCGGTTTCCATATTCCAGAAGGCTGACAATCTGCAAAATGCGGCTTCGCCAGACGAAGCGGTCGGTGTGCTTTAGCCCGTCGATGTAGCGAAACCGCACCCGATGCGTCACCTTGACTTCCTGCTGTCCATCGGCCAAGGCTTCGCTAGAGCTGACGCCGTTGATTGCGGCCCAGACCGTCGTCAAGTCAGACCACGCAAGCGTAGTTTCCCCGATGCTGTTGGTGCTGCTCGTTGGCCGCTGCACCGTCACCCGCTCACGCATTTCGCCTGGCCGAATCATCGGTAGCTTCCCCACTTCTGTGAGTCGAGAAGAGCCTTGACGCCGAACTCTATTTCCTTGGAAATGCTGCCTGTCAGCACTGCGAGCCGCTGCTCATACATATGGCCCACAAGCATCAGAATCGCGTGCCGTATTGCCGCAGGGACGTTTGAGCCTTCGGCACCGTAACCGGCCCACCATGTCACCGCGACGGCATTCGGGTCGCTCAAGTGGCTTGGCCAGGTGCCGCCGTAAACGGTGCGAATGCGGCCTGGCGTGTCTTCACGGTCAACCCGGTACGTTGATGCACTCAGCGTCGTGGTGGTTGGCGTGGCCGTCCCTGAGCCGCCAGGGTCCAGCGTGTAGGTGATTGTCGTCGCCGTGAGCGTCCCGCTCGACGCCATCGGTGGCCGTGGCAATTCAAACTCATACGGGAAGGAATCCAGCCGCATGGTGAGCTGCTGCGAAACCAAGGCACGGTCGATGTACTCTTCAACCCATTGGCGTGCCGCCGTAATCAAAGCACCGATATAGGTGTCGTCGTCGCTGATATCGACGCGCAGATGCTGCTTGGCTTCTGCCAGCGTCACCGGCTCAACCGCAGGCTGCGTTGCCACTGTCAGGCTTCGGTACTTCATTCCGTGACTCGCTTTCTGCGGTACTGCCTAACGTCTGCCGTTCTGGTTTCCCGCTCGACGCTCGCCGTTTCCAACAAGCTTCCCTGCCGCTCAGGCTCGACAATGCCACGGGCAATCAAGACATTCGCTTCGCCGTCGCCAAGTTCCACCACGTTGCCTTTGCGGTAGGTGCGGAAACTCTTGGTAAATCTGACACGCATTATCCCCCTACCTTCCAGACGCCTTCCGGCGGCTTGTTGTGAGTCACGAAATCCGTTGCGTGCTGATGCACCGGTTTGCCTAAGTTCTCCCCCGGCCAAGTCACCATGTATTCGCCGTGGCCCAAGATGACCCGTGGCGTCACATACAGCCGGTTCCCTGCCTTCTTGAACTGACGCCAGAAGAAAATATCGTCGTCAATTCTGCCGTCTCCCCACTCGCCGGCGTCATTCGGCACGCCTTGAAACCACGGCTTTGGCGTTCGCTTGAGTGCCGCCGTGCTGATGACGGTGCAGCCAAAGTGCGCCGTGTCAACTTCCTGCACAGGTGCTGCGAACCATTCGCGTGGCACCTGAGTTGATCCACCTTCTGGCGGGGCGTCCAGCATTCCTTTCATCGTGAGCATCGGCCTGCCGTCTTCGCGTTTCGTCTGCAAGCCAGTCACGGCGTCACATTGAAACGTCATGGCAAGCGTCATCAGATGTTCTACGTCGGCCTTGGTAAAAAACGTGTCGTAGTCAATCGTCAGGATGTACTCGCAATCATCCACGAACTGCTCAAAGACCCTCTGCAAGCACTGACCCCAAAAGGCACCTGTCACCTTTGTCGGTCGAATGCCAAGCGGCATCAGTGCCTGGCACCAGCCAAACCAGTTGTCATTAAAACCAAGTCGCGGCATTGAAAGCACCGCTTCGACACGCACATCGGCGGTGGTATCGCCAACCTTAACCAGCATTTTGCTTGCTCCAAAGAAAACGGGCGGGCAGGAGTTGGGCCTCCTTGCCCGCCCGTCCTTGGTTACATTTTGCCAGTTGTGTCAAGCATCAGCCGCTGACAAACACATCGACGCCAGCAGCCGCAGCCGCAATCGGTGCTTCTTCTGGCTTGCCGAGTCGTGCAACCGATACCACAGGCGAAGCAGCGTTTGGCGTGGCGTACACGTTCAAATACCGCTTCTTCCCACGCATATCGACATTGAACCGCACAACGCTGGTGCTGTTCGTGTCGCTTGGCGTTGGAATCGTGAAGCTAGTACCACCAACGAAGCCGCTCACATCGGAGTAGCTGCTGGTGGTGTCGCCTTGCTGAAGCTTGAGAGCCACAGCCACAGCCGAGTTGGTGCCAGCGGCCACAACCGGCTCAAAGCAAACGTCGATGCTGGCGTAGTCAAAGCCAAGCGTGTCGATGCTCTGCTGGTGCGTTGCATTGGTTGCAATGTCACCATTGGACAACTTGGCGTCAGTCTTCGAACCTTCAAGCGAATTCATAGTCTATGGTTCTCCTTGCTCTTAGGCAGTGGTCTTGAGTGCAACAATCGGCCCAGCGTTTGAGTTGTCACCAAGCGAATGCCAGTTGGCATCAACTCGCATGGTGGCGTACCACGCCGTTTGGTCATAACGAGCGTACTCGTCAACGCTGCTGCGGATGTTCACTTGGTTCCGCACGCCATAGATGCCAGCCAGAGCAGCATCACCCACCAGCACCTTGATGACGTTGGCGTCGGTGCCAAGCGTGTTATCCATCACAAGCGTCTGGATAACAGGCAGGCCAAGGAAGCGTGGCAGGCCACCGTTGGCGATATCGCCAGCCATGTTGCCGCCAGCCGCCATTTGCAGCCGCTCGATGCTCGCATGGTAGCCAGCAGGCGAGATGTACCAAGCCGCACCACCCATCGCGTACCGTGGCAACGCACCGAGTGCCTTGCTGAAGTCCGAAAGGTCAAGATTTTCAAACGAGTTGTTGCCAGCCGCAGCGGCCACAACGGAAGCAGTATGCGTGCCGTCATTGATCTTGACCGTCACGCCCTGGATGCCGCCGTAGGTGCTGGTGCCGTCGCCGTTAAATGCGGCTTCGTCCACCTTCTTGCTGAGCTCCAAGCTGAACTCCGAGACGAGCCAGTCGGCAACGGAAATCACGGAATCGGCCAGAAGCTCATTGGCAACGCGAGTGCCGCAGCCAAGCTTCTTGGCAACCAACTGCACTTGCGTGCCAGTTGGGTCGCTGGTGGTGATTTCGCTGTTTTCGCCAATCCAGTATCCAGTCACGCCGGTCAGACGCTTCGGGAACAGAATGGTATCGGAAGCCATGTTGGCCTGCTGCATCGCAGACGGTGCAACGCCGTAGGTTTCGACAAGGCGAATGATTTGGTTTGCCATCTCTTCCGGCACGGCAAACCCACCGGCACCCATCGTGCTTTCACCCATTGCACGAGCTTCGACGCCGTGGTCAAGGCACCACCGCTTGGCATCAGCATCGCCAAGGAAGGTGCCCGCAAGCCACTTGCCGACACGATAGGCAGACTCAGGATTGTCGAAAGCGCGAAGCTTCCGGCTGTAGTTGATTGGCTCAACGCGAACTTCTGCACGCTCTTCAGCGGCAGGCTCAACGGCAGGCTTGCAGCGGTCAATCACGGTGCGAAGTTCTCCAGCGGATTCGGCTACCTTCTTCTCAAAGGCAAGCTTGGCGGCCACATCATCGGCACGCTTCACAAGGCCTTGGAGTTCCATATCACGAGCCGCGTTGTCGGCATCGTTGTCGGTTTCCATCGAACGCACGGCGTCGATGCGATTCGCCAGGTCGGCGGCTTCGTCCTGCAAACGCTTCAGATTGTCCATGTAGATTCTCCTTGCAGCGGCGACATGCCGCGTATTCGATTTCACTAAACTACGGCCTATCCTTTTTCGCCGTCCAGATGCGCAGGCCGGATTGTGTTGTTTTTACAAACACACTCCCACGGTTCCCGCATTTGGAACAGCGAACGTACCTTTGTTTTTCCGAGCCAACCGAACGGCTGGAGCGGGTAATCATCTTATTTCCGCAACTGCATCGAATGTCAGACATTCCGCAACCTTAGAGATACAGCAGCAGCAGCAGCGAGCATCGTTGAGCGCAACTGCTTCTGCGGCTTGTCTTCTTGTTCTTGGTCTGCAAGCCATGCTTGATATGACCGCATTGCAACACTGGAGGAGCTGGCAGGGTATGCAGGCGTCAGCACCGGCCCAACGTCATACAACCCTTTGACTTCCCGAATCTGCCGAATGGCTTTGCCGTCGTCGGCTGTGCGAAATGATTCGCCAGCCTTATCAACGGTGAAGGCAAACGAACTGCCAGAAACGTCGCGGCGTGCAATCAGTTCTAGAATGTCGGCACGGCTCGCTGGCGGCGTCACCACATACCGCAATCCCTTTTCGTCGCTGGAAAGTTCCAGCGTGCCGCTCGATGTGCGGCCTAGCACGATGTTGCTGTCGTGATTGAACAAGGCAACCACATCGGTCTTTCGCTTGCTCAGAATCTTGTCGAAAGCACCTGGCAGGATTTCTTCACGGAATCCACCAAGGTCAAGGCTCATGCGGTTGTAAACGGCAGCGTAGCCGACAATGGCGGTCTGCCCATTGGCTCGGCTTTCCACAGTCAGTTCGTCTTCGTCACCCAGCGGCATATCCCTGCGTTCGATGTTTTCCATAGTGTTGCTCCTGTCTTCGTCTTCGGCGTTCATTCGCCGGACCAGTTGATTTGCCCAAGTGCGGCCAGGGTCGCCGCCCCATAACGCCCACGCGATGCGGCCATTGCTAGGGAATCCAGATTCGCTAGGGCTCCACCCTTCACCTTGCTTGTCCACTTCGTGCCTATCGAAATAGGCTTTCATTCTGCGTGCGGTTTCTGGCGAGATGTTTTTGCCGCCTGCCAAGTCACGGGCGCGAGCGATGCCGATTGCAGTGCCGCCACGCCCAAACTCTCGACGCCACGCCAACCCTTTTTCGGCCTCACCACGCACGCCTTTTGGCGGGTTGAAGTCAATCGACTCGTAGGCTCTGCCTTCCGCTTCTGCGATGTTCAACGCCGTGAGTTGCTGCTCTGCCGCCGCCTCACTCTGGTGGCAACCTTCGATACTGCCGTCATCATCTTTGACGACGGCCCACGGTCGGCTTGCCGGACATTCAGCGGATTTCTCAATATGCCACGGCATCAGACTGCTTCCCCATCGCCATCGGCAGGCGGCACAACGTCTTCGGCTTCTGGCTCATCTTGTGGCGGCTGTTCCTGCGGCGCGTCTTGCGGTGCTTCCTGCGGCTCGTCTGGCTGCGAGTCGTCCACGGCCTTTTCAAGCGTCGTCATGTTGAGCGGCACAAAGTGCTGGTCGCCTTCCGGTCCAATCGGGTTCAGGTTCTCCAGCTCCCGCACTTCGTTGATGGTCATCCAGCCGTTCTGCAACGCCGAAACGTAGTAGGCCGAGCGGCTGGCGTGGTCGCCACGCAGCAACCCGCTCACGCTGTGTTCAGCAAAATACCGCTCGTCGTCAACAATCAAATCCCTGGCAATGGCCGCTTCCCATCGCTTGAGGTGCGGCAGCAGGCAGTGCTGCACAAACTCGGTGCCTTGAACTTCGATGTTGCTGTAGGTGCTGCGCGTCAAGTCTTGAATCATGTGCGGCGGCACCCGAAACAGGCGGCAAACTTCAATGACGCTGAACTGGCGAGACTCCAGCATCTGAGCCGATTCGTTGCTGCCGCTCAGTTCGTGAGCCTTGACGCCGTTTGGCAAGACGCATGTGCGGAACGCTCTATCGCTGCCGCGATGGATGCGCTCCCAGTTCTGCCGCAGCATTTCCGCCGCTTCCGGCGGCACAGGATTGTCGCTTTCCAGAATGACGCCTGGCCTTGCTCCATTGCCGAAGTAGGTGGCAGCGTGATTCTCCAACGCTTGAGCCAGGCCGAGAACGTTCTGGAATAGCCGGTAGGTTGCAATCGGTTTCACGCCGTCTTCGGTCGTGAACCGCAAAGCGAAAATCTGCTCCTGCGTGTATGCCGTCTGCCTGCCGTCTGGCTCGCGGTAGAGATACCGCAACGAGCCGTTTTCAAGCCGCTCAACTTCCATGCGGCTGGAGTGCAGAGGCCACAACTCAGAGACGGCACCCTGCGAGCCTGGCCGGATTTCGGCGTAGCTCGCACCGTAATTGAGATACATGCCAGTCATCCAATCCCGAAACTCCTGAGCGGTCTGCCAGGGATTCGGCTGGCTGTGCAGGAGCCGATAGACGGGATGTTGTGGTGCGCGTCGCTTGCCGCCATCAGCAAGCCGCTCATAGACATGCAGCGGCAGGGACGACACGGCGTCACTTATAACGCGAATGCAGGCCGTGTAGGCAGAGCAGGCCATTGCGTTGTCAGGCGTCACCCGAACGCCGCTCGGCGTGCGTGAACCTGACGCACTCCAGTCAACGCTCCGCACATCCCACATTCGGTAATCGGAAATGTCGCTTTTCATATTTCAATAATGTCCCAATTCATTTCGGGTGCTGCGGTTGCCGTAGCCATGATGCCGATTGCCATCACTGTCGCCACGATGCCGTCAATGCGTTCTGTGCTTTTCGCCTTGCTCGGCTTTATGTTGCCTGCGTGGTCTTGCTGGATTGCTACGTTGCCTGCCTGCCAATCAAGCACGGGGTTATGGTGCAGCAGTCTGCCGCCGACTACCATCGCTTCAAGCTGTTTGCTTGGTGCCGACATGCTGGCGTAACCCTGACCGAAGCCTACCAACTCCCTGCCGTCTCCTTGCAGGGCGGTAATCAGCATAGTCGCATTCCATCTGTCCACAGCTATTTGACGGATGTTGTATTTCTCTGCCAATTCGTTGATGTCTGCACGCACCTGCTCATAGTCGGTGACGTTGCCGTGGGTCAGGTGCAAGTGGCCTTGGCGTGCCCAAACGTCATACTGCACTTTGTCCCGCTTCACCCGCTGCTGCATGTTTTCTTCGGGAATCCAGAAGTGCGGCTCTATCCATGTCGTCCCGTCTTCCAGCGGGAAAGCCAACGCCAGGCACGTTGTGTCAAAGGTGGTTGCCAAGTCCAAGCCGCCGAAGCACTCGCGGCCACGAAGGTCAACCGGACACGCTTGGTCCCCCTGCATCCAGTGGTCCATGCGGAGCCACCGCTCGTCTTGCTGCGTCCACTGGTTCAGATACAACTGCCGAAAGGTGTTTTCGTAGCTTGGCATCTCGACGGCGCGGGCGCACTCGCTGCGTAGAAAATCGGTTTTCACGCTGACGCCTAAGTTGGGGTTTGCCTTTGCCCAAGTTCGTTCGTCCTTCCAATCGGCTTCGGGGTCGGCGGCGTAAATGGCTGGCAGGAATGTTGGGTCTTTGATTGAGCCGTCGCGTACCGCTTCGGCGTACTTCCAGATTTCCCAGCAGACCGATTTGCGGTCATAGCCTGCCGTGGTCAGTGCCACCGTTAGCGGTTGCCGCCTGGCACCCTGGCTGGAAAGCATGACTTCCCACATCTCGCGGTTGCTCACATGCAGTTCGTCAAAGATGACGCCGTGAGCCGATAGGCCGTGCTGGATTCCGGCCTCCGCTGACAGTGCCTTGTAGGTGGCGTGCGTCTTCTCCCGCACGATGGCGTTGCGGTAAACCTTGAGATGCTTCGACAAAACTGGCGATTGCTCAACGGCAATGCGTGCCATGTCAAAGACGAGCCGTGCTTGGTCGCGTGACGCAGCACACGAATAGACTTCGCAGCCTGGCTCGTCTTCCATCAGCAGCTTGAGTGCAATGCCAGCGGCCAGACTGGATTTGCCGTTCTTGCGTGGAATGGCAAGCAGGCTGGTGCGTATCTGCCGCTGCTTTCTTTTCTCTGCGAATAGAGCACGCAGGAAATCCACTTGCCATCGCTCAAGGTGAAACAGCTTGCCGCCTAGCTCACCCTTGGCGTGCGTAAAAAACGTCTCGAAGAATAAGACCGCACGACACGAAGCGCACTCGCCGCACGGCTTATCAGCCGAACAGTATCTTCTCTGCGTCGGCGTCTGTGTCTTGCTTCGTGGCAACGATTCCCGTCCTTGCTGAAGGCGTCAACCCGAATTCCTGCTCGATGCGAAGCATGGAAGCGGCCAGCTTCGTCACCATTGTGGCGGCTGGCGTCGATTGCATGTACTTGACTTTCCCCTTTTCGTCCCGAATGACGAGAACGTCAAGGCCACGGCGAACTTGGTCGAGATACTTGACGTAATGCTCGTGCATCGTGCAGTAGCGTGCGATGGCTTCTATGTCGGCGTTTGTCATCACGCCCATCGCAATCAGCTTCGGAACAATCTCGTTCCACTTCTCAAGCGACACGCCAGTCACCCAGGCTGGCGGCTCGATGCCGTCGCTCTCAGGCTTCGGCTCTTGTGCGTTAAGTCGCCGCTTTCCTGGGTTGCCGCGAGCCATCTTGATGATTGTCGGTTGAGGCTTCGGTCCTCTTTTTCCCATTGGTCACCTCTAGCTTTGCAGTTTTGCCTGTAAGCGTCTCCCATCGTTTGACAATCACGTCGCAGTACTGCGGGCTGATCTCCATGCCGTAGCACTTGCGGCCCAGCTGCTCGGCGGCGATGAGTGTGGTGCCGGAGCCGAGAAAGGGGTCGAACACGTCGCCGCCTGTGTAAGAAAGACACCACGCAATCAGACCGACGGGCTTTTGTGTCGGGTGCTCCTTGTTGTAGGACGTGACAGATAGGCGAAACATTTTTGCTGGGGTGTCGACGTTAGTCCATGCCATCTCGCACATCGCCAGAGTCAAGTCTTCTGGCTGTTTCTTATCCCACACGAAAAAGCCTTTTGCGGGCGGCAAATCGAAGTAGTTGCCACCCCACACGATCGACTGTGAAACAGATTCAACAAACGCTCGCGGCTCGACCGGCCTTGCATCCCAATCGGCTTTTGCGTGCTTTTGCCTAACCGGATTGGACGCAATACCGATGCCGTAAGGCGGGTCGGTGACCATGCAGTTGGCCTTCGCCCCCGCCATCAGCCGCTCGACATCCTCCGCCTTAGTCGAGTCGCCGCACAGTAGCCGATGCTCGCCAAGAATCCACAGGTCGCCCGGCTTCGTGATTGGATCGGCAGGCGGCTCTGGCACTTCGTCCTCAACAACTTCGGCGGTGTCGCCTTTGTAAAGGTCAGCGGCATCGGCCAGGTCGGCGTACATTTCCTGCAACGCTTCGCTGCCTGTATCCACTTCACGCAGCAAGGCGTCGAGAGCGACGGCGTTCGTTTCGGCCAGAGCCGCGAGCGGGTCAAGCGACAACAGCAGCTTGTCGGCTTCGGCTTCGTCAATGTCCAGCACCAACACAGGCACTTCCTGCTCTGGCGTTGTCTCTGCACGCAAGTGGCCGTCTACCAGCATCAGCGAGCCGTCTGCAAGTTCACGAGCAAGCAACGCATCGGCGTAGCCGACTTCGGCCAGGATTCCCTTCAGTGCGTCTTGCTGCGCCTTCGGGTGCGTTCGCCAGTTGCGTGGGTTTGGCGTTAGGTCTGCGGCCTTGACGGTGCGAAGCTCGCGGATGCGGTTTCGGATTTTCACGGCGGCGAAGCCCCCTTGGTGAAAACTTGCGGGCGAATATATACAGA